CGCCCTAACCTTATTCTCCATCGAGAGTAAGAAGGGCACAAATGAGGACCCTCCCTCTCCGAGGCGAGCTAATAGCTTACCCGTGAGAGCGAAGGCACTGATGAGGGCTGCTTGCGCCACTCGTCCCAATTTTCCTTTCTCAAATTCCTGTACGGACCGAAGATAGTCTCTTCGACGTAACAAGTGTCTGAGAAATTTCGCAGAGGTTGGCTTGTCACCAAGCCACCCCCGGGAGAAAGCCCGAAGGGCCATCTCCAGACGCTGAGAGCAAGTTCGCACCGAAAGTTCCTCTTTCAAGGACATCGGTGATACATTCTTGCCTTCCAGATAAATCTGAGAGGCAAAGATGAAGAGCTTACCCTCAAGCGTCTTAGAAGTGGAAATAGGGACTTGTAGACGCTCACATGTAGTTAAGTAGCTTGACGCTACCTCGCTACAGCCGGTGACGTTGTCATCGCCTAAGACTCTATAACTTGTAAAAGTCATAGGGTCCAACCCTGCCTTATGGGCTGAGAACAACTCCAGTGCATGATGCACCAGAGCCATGCTCGCCCAAGAAGACAGTGTTCCCATTGGTTGACCTCGAGTGTACTGAACTTCAGTTCCACGAAGTTTAGGGACAACTAAAGGTGGATCATCCGATCCACCCTTTGGGATCCGGAACCAACGATCAGTCATGAGACCTATCCATAGGTCACATGTCTCTTCTTTCCAAATCCCTGTTAAAAGGGCGTGGTAAAGATCGATGGGAATCATGTCCGTTGCAGACTTTAGATCGATGGAGAAGTGTTTCTCCACGTCTAGAGTTGCAGCGGCATAGGTTCGTAGACCGGCTTCTTGATCGAATGTAGCGTCAGTAGGAAATACTGACAATACAGACATCATCCAGTCATGAACTGGCTTCATGAGCCTTTGGGTCCAGTAATCGGCCATTGCAATGGTCCTTACTTTTCCCGCAGCCTCAGGAAGGAAGGCTAGTCTACCGGTATCCTTCGGTTGAAGGAGACGCCATCGTTTCACGTCCTTCAGCTTATACACGTCACCTGTAGATGCGCGGCGGTGCTGCACATCTAGGGCGCGTGTTGTAGCTTCAAGGACTTGGGAGAAGAGAGATGAGGTTCTTTCGTCCCCAACGTGCTTGGCCCACTCCAAGGGATAATTGATTGGGCACGCTGCCCAAGCCAATGCATCCATTGGAGCACCCAGTACTCCTACTGAGTGATTTGGACCACCACGAGAGGGATGGTAAGGCCTTGTCCCCGGCTGGGCACACAGTTGTGGTTCCAGAATCCACCCCTTTCCAGCTTCAAGAGCGTACTTTCGTACGATCTTTGGCCAGAACACATGGAGACAGAAGTGCTTGAATTCCTTCAAGTACTCCTGATCCAGTGGAGGACACGGCCCGGTCACGCTGACCAGGTCCGAGTCTTTATGGGGAGCTTGCAGGGCTGTATAGCCCCGCAGGAGAGATAATACTATACGTATAAATCTCGGATTCTTGGATCCAAGGCCTCGCCTCAGATAAAGAGGCAGTATCCTTGGAAGGCCACTACGTGCCAAGCCCACAGGCTCTCCTAGGAGAAAGGGATTAGTATTAACTGAGCCTCCTAACCACCGGTTGGTGAAGAACAGAGTGTTCTTCATCTTCTGGACGAGGGCAGTCTGCCCTCGGGTTACGAGAATCTTAGTTAACCTTTTCCCCAACTCGACTAGAGCGGTCTTCATCGACGGCTGAGACTCCATTGGGCCCCCTGCCCTTACATCAAGGTCTAAACCCCAATGTAAGAGTAAGGACAACAGGTTCTCACCTGTTGGTGTGACCAATGACTCACTAGAGAAGCTACCGAGCCTGCTAATATACCAACCTAGAAAATTAAAGGGTTTCACCCTTGCTAGCGCACTAGACCGGCCCCGCGGCGGTCTATAGGGCACCAACCCGAGTTCCTCCCTTAAAGTGGGGGAATTTTGGTTGTTGTTGTTGGGATTAGTAGATGCAGTGGTAGCTAAGTCCAAAGTATCGAGCCTGGCGTCGCCAGGTCGAGCAAGGACAGTGAGAGTAGAGTCTTGAGAGACTGTTACCCTAATCTGAATCTTGTACTCCTTCTCAGAGAGGTAGAGTATACCTTGGTTGTCCATCGGGTCAACAATGGCATAAAGCCCTCCACCTACTTTACTCCAATCTATATTGGGATAGAGTGGGTGGTTCGGCAGCTGTAGGAGGGCTCTAGACGTGCTGAAGCACGAAAACTGAGGGTTGCAAACCCTTGGGGCCACAAAGGCCAGAGTGTATATTAGCATGTCTATAGTTCTAAGTGTTGCCATTTCCCTTTCTGCCTCCACCCGGAGGTGAAGGGAGGGTAGGCCGGCACAGGAGCCTGGGTTCTTCACCCGTCGGTGTGAACTTCCCACCCTGTGCTACCTACGGTAACACGAAGGATAGTCGAGCACACATACCTGTGAGTTTCGGGTGCTTTTAGAATGGATAGCTACCACGACCCAAGGACTCCTCCTTAGGCGTGAGCATCGAGAGTCAGGAAGGACTCATTGATCCTTCCCTCTCTTTAGCTTGGTTATCCTAGAAGCAAGATTCCCAGGGAATCATACGGTCGACGACCGAACCGAGGTTCAACAATACCTATAGGACCACGCGCTAAGGTGATCCTCGATCTCCTGTCAGAGACTCCATCCGGAGTAATGACCTTGCCCAAGTCAAACCGAATGGTTGACAGTGCATAGTAGCGTTCCAGACTTTGGTGATCAGCCGACCAACGCATGATTACTCAGGCGCTGGCTAGGCATCCTAACTCTGGGTACCTGTTCGTCTCTCTCACGAGGGACTTGCGGGAACCTAAGTTGGGCTGTCAATAGCCATTACGTCGAAACGGCCGAAGGCCGAAGAGACATCAGGTCCACTACAGGAATAGCCCCAAAAAGTTGTAAGTGATCACTTTAAACTTTCTGGGGGGGCCCCGCACTCCGTGCGGGGGTACGGTATCCCTGTTCACCCGAGCAGGGAGGGAGGTTCGAATCCTC